GGAGCTTTTGCGGGGGCTTACTGGACTCTAATAATACTAATATAAAGGGGAAGAAAAATGAAAACTAAATATCAACCCGAACATATAGTAGCTAAAGATATAAAACGTATTAAAGCCAATGCTATTCGGGAGATGGTAGAAGTAATGAAGCACGAAACAATTAATATAGGGCATTTCAATATCCTTGAATACGCAGACAAACTGGAGAAGGGTGATGGATAGATACAATATGTACGCAGTAGGCGCTCCTTCAGCGTTTATGCGAGAAGCGTCTAACGGTGAATGGGTTAAGTATGAAGATGTCCAAGTAGAAATGGAGCGTAGGTACATCCTTTGGCAAGAGAAATATGCCGAGCTAAAACAAGAAATCAAAACTCTTAAATCTCACGAGATACTAACACGAGGCTGTAAAAACCATACAGCATTGAATAGCATTAAGTTTGAGGGTATTCAGGAGATGGCAGGAGCATTAAGCGACAACGATAACTCATGGACAGATGACAATTATGAGCATTATATTGCAGTAGCCGATGTTTATGACTACGCAGAAAAACTGAGAGGTAAAGACAATGGATAAATTAGGAATGCCTACAGTGGGTGAATCGCTCAATACCTATGAGCTTAATAAAAAATTAGTTGATGCTATGGCTGAAATAGCAGAGTTGAAAGCCATCATAGAAAAACTAGACCCCGAAATATACAGAGGATTAGTGATTGAAGAAGAACTGGAGAAGGGTGATGGATAGATACTGCTTAACAACCACTAAGCACCCCGCTAATAACGGGGGTTGGGTTAGATATGAAGATGCCAAGTTACGCCTATTAGCACAAGGTGAAACCATTAAAGATTACGAGGATGAAATAGCAGAGTTGAAAGAAGAGTTAAGCGTACAAAAAGGAATACAAAATAACTTTAACCAACTCCGAGCAGATGCTATTCGGGAGATGGCAATGAAACTAGGCAATGGTGACGACAACTACTGGTTTACTGTCGCAGCGATAAACAAATACGCAGACAAACTGGAGAAAGATGATGGAATGGTATGAAATTGTAATTGGACTCATGTTATTGGCTATCGCAATAGCAATGGCACTGGT